AGGTTCATCATATCGTCGGTCATCGGTGGACTTTCCATCAGGTTGAGCTTGAACAACCCGACCCTACCGGAAAAACACTGGTGACCGCCGCTATCCTGCTACACCACGCCCCGGGACATCATCATCCAAGCTATTTCGAGGTGCAGCTTCAAGGGGCTGTTGGCTCGACGCAGATGCGTTTCCACCCCTCGCGCGTTGTCGCGTTCCGGGGCGATCCAGTCGCCGATATCGCCCAGGCGGACTGGCAGACGGCATTCTGGGGTCAGTCACGCGTCCAGACGATCATCGATGCGGTGCAGAACGTCGATACCGCTGACAATGGCTTTGCCGCCCTCATCAAGGACGCGCGGAACCGGCGCATCTACATTCCGCGGCTGCTGGAGCTGATCTCCACGGCAGATGGCGAGGCGAAGCTCACCAAGCGGCTCCAGGCATTCGCTCTCGGCGAGAGCAGCAATGCGGTGTCGTGGCTCGACGGCGGCGATGGAGAGGGGAAAGGGGCGGAAAAGATTGAGGACCGGCAGATGTCCTGGACCGGCATGCCCGACATCATGTCGGCTTATCGCATGGCCGCTGCCGCTGCCGCCGATATGCCCGCCACTGTGATGTGGGGGCAGTCACCGCAGGGAATGAACGCCACCGGCGAAAGCGACATCGCGCTCTGGCACAAGACGATCCGCGGCAAGCAGGATCTCGATCTCCGCCCGTGCATGACGCAGATCGATGCCGCCTTAATCCCGTCCGCGCTCGGGCGCGTTGACGACAGCATCTGGTACGAGTGGGCGCCGCTCGCAACGCAGAGCGAGAAGGACGAGGCGACAACCTTCTTCACCTTCATGCAGGGCGCCGAGAAGCTGCAGGCCACCGGATCGGTCCCGGAACCCGCCTTCTCAGAGGCATTGCAGAACACGCTGGAGGAGCGGGGATGGCTTCCTGGCCTTGGCGATGCCTTGGCCAAAATACCGGAGGACGAGCGCTATCCGGAGCAGAGCGTCGATCCGAATGAAGACCCGTCAGCGCTAACCCAGAGGGGAGGTGATCAGTCTACCGGCAGGCGAGTGACAGACGCCCGCTTCCTCGACGCCACGCCGCGCACGCTCTATGTGCAGCGCAAGCTCCTCAACGCCGACGAACTGATCCGCTGGGCGAAGGCGCAAGGCTTCGAGACGACGCTGTCTGCCGAGGATATGCACGTCACGATCGCCTACAGCCGCACTCCGCTCGACTGGATGAATGTCGGCACAGACTGGTCGGGCGATGAGAAGGGCAATCTGCTCGTGCGGGCCGGCGGTCCCCGTGTCGTCGAGCGCATGGGCGATGGCGGTGCCGTCGCATTGCAGTTCCTCGACGACGCACTTTCCTACCGCCACCAGCGCATTCTTGATGCGGGCGCTTCATGGGATTGGCCGAGCTATCAACCGCACGTCACGATCTCGTGGAATGTGCCGGCGGATTTCGACCTGTCGAAGGTGGTTCCCTATTCCGGTCCGCTCCGATTCGGGCCGGAGATCTTCGAAGAGGTCAAGGAGAACTGGAAAGAGACCATCGTCGAAGATGCGGAGGGTGAGCAGCGCCGCCCTTTTGAGGATGCCTACGATCCGGATCAGCCGCGCGACAAGCGCGGACGGTGGACAAGCGTCCTCAGCTTCATTGAAGCCGTGCTGGGCGAGCCGGCGGTTAAAAAGGGGCAGCACCGGCTAGGACAAATCCCCGATCACGTGCATCAGAAGTTCGCCCGGCTCGGAATATCGCGGCGCCCCAAGTCTGTTGCGCTCGACCACGACTATGTGGTCCACATCAACAAGCGACATGGATCTGACAGCCGCGGCCAGCGGAGTGTCGGCCCCGCCGATATAGCCAAGGCACGCCGCATTCTGGTCGCCGGAAATATTTCTCGCGGCACGCCGCCGACGCACAACGGGTCCCCCATGGTACACGTCAAGGCATCGCTGGACGGGAGCGACTACGAGGCCGCATACGAGCTGCGGAAGTATCGGGCGATCCTCGTTTCGCTGAGGAAGCGGTGATGTCCGTGCTGCCCCGATGCAGGACCCCCGGGGCATACGTCCGAAACGACGCACGGCTCTGGCTGCAATATAGCGAAGCCCAAGCTGCCGTTCAATGAAATACGACCTCGCCCAGCTCGTCCGCCGCACCAAGAACCCGCGCCGCAAGGTGGTTGTGCTCCGGCCAATCGTGCCGCCTAAGGCGCTGGCATCGGACCTCTACACCTCTACCTACAAGCGCATTATCGAGGCGCTGAACGCGGCGATACCCGGCATCGTGGCGGCTTATGAGCGAGCCTTGCCGGTGAGAGATGGTTTCGCCGACGCTGCCGATGACGTGCAGCCTGAGCTTGAGAGCCTTGGCGATTGGCTACGGCGCCTCGTCTTGTCTCTTACGCCAGCACTTGGCGAATGGACCGTTCGCGTTGAACGGTGGCACCGGCAGCGCTGGCGCCGCGCAGTTCTGACCGCCACCGGCGTGGATATCGAAACGATGCTGCTGGCGACCGGTCAGCCGACCAGCATGGCAGAGACGGTGGCCTGGAATGTAGCGCTTCTCAAGGATGTTTCGGCGCAAGCGCAATCGCGGATCGGCAATGCGGTGTTCGCGGCGTTCCAGCAGCGCAAGCCTGCGGCCGATCTGGCGAGGGAATTGCGCGATATCGTCGATATGTCGCGGCGGCGATCATTGGGCATTGCGGCTGATCAGTTGCAGAAATTGAGCGGCGCCCTCGACACTGAACGCATGGCCGATGCTGGGTTCGACAGATGGAAGTACCACCACAGTGACAAGCTCCATCCTCGCCTGTGGCACAAGGCGCGGGAGGGCAAGATCTACGATCTGAGGACGAACAAGGAGATTGACGGGCCGGATCAGATCAAGCCGGGGGACGGACCGACCGAGCCGCCATTCTGCGGGTGCAAGAAGCAAGGCGTGCTGGTGTTGAATTAGCCGGGGTGGTATGATGCCCAATGCCTGAACCGCCGATCCCCGAGCAACCTCTGTCCGCGTCTGAGCTGGCAGAGCTTGATGGTTATGGCTGCATCTCCGGCCGCATGCTGCTACCACGCGGTGCGGTCGATCTGTGGGAGCGCGAGATCCTGTATGGATCGGCTGCCACCGAAGGTGACCGCGGGATTCTAGGGTAGCCTTCAAACATCCGCCGTAATCCCGGCCCGGAAGCACCCATAGCTTCTGGCCTCATGGTGGAGTTTCGCGACCGCGCTATCATCGACGGACCCGCCCGGATCACCCGGGAAGGGCATTTCGTCGCGAAGGCTCGCGTTGCCCGCGCCAACAACATTCAGGACTATCGGCCGGATGAGCTGGGCCTGCCGCCCAAGGCGGACGGATCACCCTACCGTATCTTCCGGCCAGAGTCCTCGATCTTCGCCAAGGACTCCCTCGCCAGTGCGGTTCATCGTCCAATTGTCATCGATCATCCCAGTGAGGATGTGACCGCTCATAACTGGAAGAAGCTGACAGTCGGCGATACCGGCGGCGAAATCATGCGCGACGGTGACACGATGATTGTGCCCGTCATGGTCATGGATGCCAGGGGCGTCGATGCCGTCCAGACCACGCATCCCGAGTTCTCGTGGGGCTATAGCGCTGATCTCAACATGACGCCGGGCAAATTCGGCGACGAAGCCTACGACGGCTCAATCCTCCCGCCTCGTTACAACCATCTCGCAATGTGCGGCCGGGCTCGGGGTGGCTCGGACCTGCGTATCACCGATTCACTGGTGATCATCGACGAACGCCCCGCCCACCTTCGTGACCGTCAGGAGCATGAACCCATGAAGATCAAGATCGGCGATGCCGAAGTCGATGCGTCGAACGGCGAGGCCGTCTCGGTCGCGGTCGGCGTGCTCAACAACAAGCTCGCGGACGCGCAGGCCCGCGCCACTACTGCCGAAACGGAGCTGAAGGACGCGAGCGCCAAGGTCGCCACCCTGGAGACCGAGAAGGCTACGCTGGAGAAGAAGCTCGCCGATGCGACGCTGACGCCGGAGAAGCTTCGCGATGCGGCGAAAAGCTATGCGCTCACCGTCGGCAAGGCGAAGGCGCTGGGCGTGAATGTAGCCGACAGCATGGACGAGCCGGCCATCATGAAGGCCGTCGTGGACGCGAAGATGGGCGATGCGGCCAAGGACTGGACCCCGGAGCAGATCGCAGCCTCGTTCGCGGTGCTCGCCAAGGACGCCAAGGTCGAGCAGGGCACGGCACCGAGCATTTCGGGCGCGCCGGTCAATGTCGGCGATGCGGCGACGCTGGCGGACCAGGCCTGGGCCAAGGCCAACAATGACCTCAATGCCTGGAGGGCCGCATAATGGCTGTTATCTATCGCGACACGATTCCCGCCTTCGCCGTTGGCCGCCGGGTCAACATGGAGGACTGGAACACTTTCACCTGCACCAAGGAAGGCACGGGCACGCTCGGCTTCGGCGTTCCGGTCATGCCCGGCACCGGCGCGCACACCTGCGTGGAGATCGACGCCACGACGGGGCGCAATGTGCTCGGGATCACGGAGGCCAGCCAGGTGCTTCCTCACACCGGCGACGCGTACAACCAGTACGATAATGTCGGTATCTGCGAGAAGGGGGTTATCGGCGTCCTCCTTGGTGCGAACGTCACCAAGGGTGCGCAGGCCCGCTGGAACACGGCGAACAAGACGTGGACCGCCGCGGCGCAGTCCGCCACCGTCGTCACCATCCCCGGCGCGCAGTTCGAGGAGGACGGCGCCAGCGGCTCGGTCGGAGCTATCCGCTACCGCCGCCCCGTTCCGTCTCTCTCTGTCTCGGGGTAATCGACAATGCAGAAGCTCATCACCGACGCGCAGGCACTCTCGCTGGTCACGGCGCAGGCCTACAAGATCAACCAGACGGTCTACGAGACGCGTTTCCCCGACTGGGATTTCGGCCGCCTCGTTTACGTCGATACCTCTGGTCCGGCATGGTCTCCGGGTATCCTGACCTACACCTCGGATCTCTCGGGCCGCGCCAACTGGCAGTCCGGCTATGCCAAGGACATCCCGCTGGCCGACGTTTCGCAGGACATCCAGACCAAGACGTTCCACCTCGCCGCGATCGGCTATCAGTGGAACATCGAGGAGGTGAACACGGCGATCCAGATCCAGGCGCCTTTGCCGGATCGCCGCGCTCGCGCTGCGCGTCTCGCCTATACGAAGTTCATGTACGACCTAGCCCTGTTCGGCTCGACCGAGAAGGGACTGGGCGGACTCACGAACTACGGCGGCGTGACCACGACCACGGCGCCGGCCGATGGCACCGGCTCCGTCACCTTCTGGGTGGACAGCTCGGGTGTCGGCACCAAGACGCCGGCCCAGATCGTCCGCGACATCAATGCCGCGCTACAGGGCATCTATCTCGCCAGCTACACGGTGGAGATGGCGGACACGATCCTGCTGCCGGTCGAGGCGTACAACTACATCGCGGCGACGCCCTACAGCGCGACGACGATGGAGACGATCCTCTCGTTCGTGATGCGGACGAACATCTACACGCTGACCACGGGCCGGCCGCTCACCATCCGCGCGGTGCGCGAGCTCGGCACGGCCGGCGGCGGCGGGACCGGCCGTATGGTAGCCTACAAGAACGACCAGGACTATGTGAAACTGCATCTTCCGATGCCGCATCAGTTCCTGCCGGTCTACCAGGATGGTCCGCTCAATTTCGCCGTGCCGGGCATTTTCCGCACCGGCGGCGTCGAGCTGCTGACCACCGTGGCATTCCGCTACATCGACGGCATTTCCCAGCCGCCGGCTTAATCATTGCGCCCCGCTCGTCTCATAGCGGGCGGGGCCTTCCACAGGGTGAGATGAGACATGAAGAGTCTGTTCGTTCGCAATCTCACCAACTCGCCCTTCGACCTTGAAGGTGGTGTGCGCCTTCCCGCGATGGGGAGCATCACCGAGTCGTTCTCCGACGAATATGCAGACTTGCTGGCAGCTTCGCCCGGCGTCGAAGTCAGTGAGGCGGAGCCGCCGTCGAAGGGCGGTGAAGCCGAGAAGCCGCATGCGGCGCGCAGGGGGCGCGGAAAGGCCGGCCACTAATGGCCTACATCGAGCCCACCGCCGCCGATCTCAAGGCCCGCTATCCAGCCTTCGCCGCTGTCGACGACGCGACGATTGAGTACTGGCTCACCGATGCCCATCGCTATGTCGATCAGACGTGGATGGAGATGGACTACGGTCCGGCGCTGATTGCGGTCGCGGCACATAATATGGTCAAGGCCGGAGCGGTTGGCGTCGGCGGCGGCGATATCGGCGGGATGGCAGCGTCTGGCGTTACCTCATTTCGATCCGGGGCATTCCAGGCCGAGTTCTCCGACAAGGCCGTGGAAAAGGCGATCGGTGACGACTGGGACAGCACCACCTATGGCGCGGAATATCTGCGCCTGCTTCGCCGGAACAAGATGGGCATGGGCGTGACCGCTCCGGGGCGGGTGCCGCCTTATTGCTGGGCTGATGGGCCGTTTCCGCCGTGCTGAACCTCCCCAACGCCTTTCTCTCCATTGCCAACATGTTCTCTGCGGCGCTTGGGGGGCCGCTCTGGGCGGGATTCGTCTTGACGGAAACCAACCCCGTCTATGACGACGGCGGCTCAATCATCACTCCAGGCGGCACGGACAGGGCCGCATGCAAGGTGCAGATCGACGCTCTCGATCAGCGCGCGCGACCGGATGGCTGGACCGAAAAGGACTATCGGTTCATCATCTTGGCAGCGTCGGTGCAGGCTGGAGACCTCATCGGAGACGTGCCGCCCATCGACACGGATGCTCGCGTTCAAGTTGCGGATTCGACTGCACCGGCGGACTTCCGGGGCATCTGGCTGGTATCAGCACTCCAGCGTGATCCCGCCGGTATCGGTTTTGTCGGGAAGGGGCGCAGGCAGGGATGATCAAGTTCACGGACAACCATGCTCAGCGCCTCGCCAAAATGGCCCCCTCCCGCGTCATGCCGGCGTTCGGCGATCAGTTGGATAAGGGTGCGCAATCGCTCGTCGAGCATGCGCGCTACAACATCAACGATGGGGCCATCTCGGGCGCCGGCCACGTCCCGGGTCCGCCCGGAGGCTATCCGAACAGCGATACGCATGAGCTGGAGCAATCCCTGCACAAGGGAGAGGTGATTGAAACACCGAATGAAGTTCGAACTGCGGCGATCGCGGATGCGCCACATGCCGCGTATGTCGAGCTTGGCACCAGCAAGGCGGCGCCACGCCCCTACATGCAGCTTGCGACAGAAGAGGTCCGTGGAGCTGTGATCGAGGGGCTTGGGCGCCGCTATGTCGAGCAGGTCAATCGATGAGCGGCGATTTCATGCTGGCGGCTCGTCGGGGCGTAATGGCGAGGATGAAGCATACGGCAGGCATAACGACGGTCGTGCCGCCAGGATCGATTTACGGAGGCACCGTGCCGGCCGAACGCATCTATCCGTTCACGCGCATCGGATCGATCATCGGCACTCCGTTCCGTGCGTCGGGCTTAAACAGCAGCTCCTTCAGGCTCACTGTGAATGGTTTCACCCAGGGCGTTCGCGTGGACCCTGGCAATCCCGCGTCTCCGCTTGCCACGACGGCAGAGGATCACGCGCACCAGATCGCCAGCGCGATCAAGGACGGCCTCGACGAGACGAATATCGTGCTGGAGACCGGCGGCACGCTGCGATTGACGTGGGTGCGCACGATCACGATCCAGGACGGAGACGATTCCTCCGCATGGGGCACGTCGGTGATCTTCGGAGCGGATCTGGCATAGGCGGACATCCGCCGTAATCGCCATCGCGGGCCGGCCATAACCTCCCGGGAAATTCCACAGGAGCATCCGGCATGTCCGTTCCCAGTGTCGTCAAAGGCCAGTATTTCGACGTTGCGGTCGATCCGGATGGCTCCGGTACGTTTGTGGTCATCTGTGGCCTGACGACGCGGAATCTCACGCATCAGGTGAACACCACGGACGATTCGATCCGCGACTGCGATGATCCGACGATGGTGCCCTGGCGCGTCCTCAACGCGAACAGCCAGCAGAAGGACATGGCCGGCACCGGCCTACACAACCGGGCGCAAACGAACCTCATCCGCCAGATTCTCGGCAAGACGCTGACCTATCGCTTCATCGAGGGCGAGCCCGGCGACGATCTCGTGAGCCAGGGCTATTGGGAAGGCCCATTCATGCTCACCAATTGGCAGGAGGGCGCCTCCGATGGGGCGAACGTGACCAGCCAGTTCACCTTCGCCAGCGATGGCGAGGTGCCGTGGGTCTCGACGATGGCGCCGACGCTCGCGACACTCACTGTCTCTCCGCTGACCGCGACGGCCAATTCGGCGTGGACCGGTACGATCACCGGCAAGACTGCCGGATCGACGATCACCGCTTCGGCATCTGGTGCAAC